GTGGAATTGCGATGATTGCTGATTGGAATGAAAGAGATTTTAAAAGACAAGGTACTATGAATTTTTGGCATCAAGATGATATAATTAAACAAAAAAAACCATTTGAAGTAGATTATTGTGGGTTTGGTTTCACTAAAGTATCTACTGATATATTAAAAGAAATGGAATATCCGTATTTTAGACAAAAAGTGGTTGAAATAGGTAAATATAAAGAGAATGTATCAGAAGATGCATCATTTTGTCTTGATGTAGCAGAATTAACTGGAATAAGACCAACAATATTACCACAATTAAGAATCAACCATTTGAAAGAATTATTTATTTAGTTAATATTTATAGTAGAACGGAGAACATAAATGGCATTTAGAATAGTAAAACAGATGTATCCAGCACCAAGTGGAAGTGTTAGTGGTAGTAGAACACATACAGATCCTTGGTTTGCAAAAAGAAATGTTTATATTGCATCATCAAGTGATATGCAATTATGGGAATTTAGTACTGAAGCAGAAGCTATTGCTAAAATGAATGAATTAACTGGTTCTGATTCTACCGATAGAAAATATAGGGTAGATGAAATATAAAAAAAAGTTATTTTCAGAAAAGTTTTTGATACTTATTACAAATGAATAACACAAAGGAGAAAAAGTTATGGCCGAATCGAAAGACATAAAATTCACAGACAGTGAATTACAATCTTTACAGGACTTACAAAACTCATATCAACAGAAACAACTACAATTTGGACAGTTGAAGGTACAAAAAATACTTGTTCAACAACAGGTTGATGGACTTGAAACGTCTGAATCACAGTTGGAAGTTGAATATGCCGAAGTTCAAGAAACTGAACGAAAGTTAGTTGAAGAACTTAATGAAAAGTATGGTCCAGGTTCATTAGATCCAGCAACAGGAGTGTTTACTCCTACCCCAGCTACGACTGAAGGAACTGATCAAGACACAACACCAGCAGCAGCTTAAAAATAGTTCTCCCTAAACAGATTGTTTGGGAAATTAGTTTTATATTTATTAGTAAGATAATTATAAAATTAGTTTAGTTATTTAGTATAATTCTTTAACATTAATGGGAGAAAATCAATGGCAGAAAGAATCGTAAGTCCGGGTGTATTTACTCGTGAACGTGACTTATCATTTCTTCCTCAAGGAATTTCCGAAATTGGAGCAGCAATTATAGGGCCGACAATTAAAGGTCCTGCATTTGTTCCTACATTGGTAAGAAATTTCCCCGAGTTTGAAGAGATGTTTGGTTCAACAGATAAACGATATTACACACCGTACGCGGTAGAACAATATTTAAGGAGTGCAGGAGCAGTAACGATAATTCGTGTTCTTAATACAGCAGGATATTCGGTAGATGCTCTTACGCTTTATGTTAGTGGTTCTGGTGGTGCAGGTATAACAAAGAAAAATCTTGCAGTACTATTACCATCAAGAGGTGGTTCAAGTGGAACTGCAAATTTGTCAGGTAGTACTGTTACTGGAAATTGGAGTTCAGCAACACTTACTTTAAGTGGTAGTAATTGGGGAGCAAAAAGTCTAACATCATATTCATATGCAATTTCTTTTGATACAGGAAGTGCAAATTATATTGAAAATGTATTTAGTAAAGATGCTCAAGTACAGAAATCTGGTCAAAATACTGTAGCAGCTTATTTGTATAAAAGTTTCAAATATGCACAGACTAGTAATGGATATACATCAGCTAATGCATTCGTATCTGCAAGTGAAGCAACTCATAATCTAGCAGTAACATATGCAAATGCATCAACACCGTATGTTCAATCACAGTTGATAAATGCAGCACGGTATAACTTGTTTAAGGTTAATACACGTTCTCATGGTTCAGATGTGAATAACAAATATAAAGTAGTTGTTCAGAATGTGAAGTCAGCAGGTTCAATTGCAGGTAGTGATTTTGGTTCATTTTCACTTCAATTAAGACAAACTGGATTAAATGATAACAATCTAACAAAAGATAACATTTTAGAACAGTGGGATGGATTAAGTTTTGATCCATTAAGTCCTAATTACTTTGCAAGACGAATTGGTGATAGATATGTAACAATAGACGCAAATGGTAAACTTACCTACAATGGTGATTGGCCAAATCTATCTAAACATATTTATGTTTCTGATTTTTCAGATATTGCAGATAAATCTGTTCCAGCGACAGTTGTTCCAATGGGACATGCAGCAGTTAATAATCCATTTGGTAGTGATGATTCAGCAACACCAGCATGGACAATTAAAACAGTACAAACAAATGCACAAGGTGAATTTGATAGTGCTGTACTTTATGGAGTAGATTATTCCAACGCAGACGCAGGTGAGTATTTAGCACCAAATAATAGTTTTGGAAATGGTGCAAATGCTACTATGAGTCTGGAAGACCAACTTGGACATGATGATGCATCAACTCTTGGATCAACTTATATTAGTGGATCACAGAAACTTACCCTCACAGGTACTGATATCAAACAGAGAAAGTTCGTTGTTCCATTTCAAGGTGGGTTCGATGGAGCTAATCCAGCAAATCCAAAATTGACAGGAGCAAGTATTGTTAATACCAATACTCAAGGATTTGATTGTTCAACATCCTCAACGGGTGGTACGGTAGCTTATAAGAAAGCAATTAACGCTGTAAGTAATCCAGATGAGTTTGATATTAATATGTTAGTAACACCTGGAGTAATTCACGGATTACATTCTAAGATTACAAATCATGGAATATCTAAGTGTGAAGCACGAGGTGATGCTTTCTATGTATTAGATTGTGGTATTCAAGGTGGAACAATTGCAAGTGCAACAAATGCAGTTACCGCTCTTGATACAAACTACGCAGCAACCTATTATCCATGGGTAAAGATTGTTGATAGGAACACATCACTTCCAGTTTGGGTCCCACCTTCTTGTGTTTTACCTGGTGTAATAGCTTACACGGATAAGGTAGCACACGAATGGTTCGCACCAGCAGGTTTGAATCGTGGTGGACTAACAACTGTACTTGAGGCACAGACAAGATTAACACATTCAGAAAGAGATGACCTCTATGAAGAAAGAGTTAATCCAATCGCTTCATTCCCAGGTCAGGGTGTAGTAGTTTGGGGACAAAAGACCTTACAAGGTCGTCCATCAGCACTCGATAGGGTTAATGTACGGAGATTGTTAATTAAACTGAAGAAGTTTATCGCATCGTCAAGTAGATACTTAGTCTTTGAACAGAATACGACAGCAACAAGAAATCGTTTCTTGAATATTGTTAATCCGTTCTTAGAATCAGTTCAATCTAATAGTGGTTTATCCGCATTTAGAGTAGTGATGGATGATACAAATAATACTGCAGACGTGGTTGATAGAAATCAACTCGTTGGTCAGATATTTATTCAACCAACACGAACAGCTGAGTTTATTGTATTAGACTTTGTGGTACAACCTACAGGAGCATCATTCCCTGAATAAGTTTAATCATATAGATTAATAAATGAAAAACCCCTCTTTTTTGAGGGGTTTTTTGTTGCCCAATATATTTATATATGAAGTAGATAGTAAAACTTCTAAAAAACTATGAAAAATGAATATGATAATTTTTTGAAATTTTGATATTTATAGTTGAAGAATTAAACTTATTGGAGATTAAAGATGCCAGAACTATTAGATCCTTCTGAAATAATGTTCACACCGTTTGAACCGAAAACGAAAAATCGGTACATCATGTATATTGAGGGAATACCAGCATATCTTATAAAAACCGCTAACAGACCTTCAATAGCTTTTGAAACTATTGAATTAGACCACATCAATGTAAGACGATATGTTAAAGGTAAAGGTGCATGGGAAGAATTAGAAATTACTTTATATGACCCCGTTGTTCCAAGTGGAGCACAGGCAGTTATGGAATGGGTTAGATTATCACACGAATCAGTAACAGGTAGAGATGGTTATACAGACTTTTATAAGAAGGATGTAACTATTAATATTTTGGGACCAGTTGGTGATAAAGTTGAGGAATGGACATTAAAAGGAACTTGGATTGTAAACGCTAATTTTAATGATTTAGATTGGTCAAATACTACAGACCCAGTTGATGTAACCTTGACACTTCGCTATGATTATGCTATATTACAATTTTAATTAAAGTATTACTTTAAGTGATTATGGTTAAGTGTTGTAAATGTGGATGTGGGGATACTGTTAAAAATGAATGGTCAAAAGGACATTATTCCC